CTCATCATCTTGTTTGGCTTGAGTTTTAATGTGCAAGAATAATTTGAAGTCAATTTGGTTTCCTTGTTCAGAACGATTCTGAACCATTCCAACTGACATTAGTTTCGCCATGAAGTTATCAATGGCTCTATATAAAGAATACCCAACCAATGCTGGTTGAATATATTTGTCTAATAGAATTTTATAGTTTGCGTTCGATGGGTCAGTAATTGTTCCATTATCAACCGCATCCAAAATGTATTGATATAGATTCGTACCTAAAGACTCTTGAATCTCAATGTTTTGAGATACCATAATCGCATAACGCAATTCATCCGATTGAACGTTTTCGTTGATATACGAATAGGTTTTTAATAATTCTTCTGATATTAAAAGTATATTGTTCATATTAGTTTAAAATTTGGTTTTGTTCAATTACTAAGTTTATTTCTTGGTCAGGGTGAATAAGTTCAAGAATTGGTTTTATTTCTCTATTCATGAAGTTTTGTAGTGGTTTAACACTTGTGTTCATGAACAACTTATATGCTGTTTCCAATTGGTCAGCAGATGATGTAAATCCGCCAGGGTTTGGTAAACCAATTAACGAACCATCAATAATCTTGTGACCACTCATGATTTGTTTTTGAACCAAATCAAATATGTTACTAAAGTAACCTGATTCAACTGTTGATTGAATTTGTGTAATATCAGGTTTTTGTTCTGCTTCACCGTAAGATACGATTACACGACCTGCGTTTTCTGGCCCCATGTATCTATCTTCAATACTTTTCAATATCTGTGTTTGTTCGTTTTGTGAATCTGGTGCGTTCATGTTGAAGTGAACCCACAAACTTGGTGATAAACCATTCTGAATGTTAGATAAGTTGAATACAGTAATTGCATGATTCAATCTAACATCATTGATAACTGATAACCAATCGGGTGCTCCATAATAGTCGTATCCTGACTGATATTGTTTAATGTGAACGATTTGTCTATCCGTGAAATTATTTGGATTAAATTCAGAGAATTCAACTACTCCTGATTTTCTCCAATTAACCCAATCACGACAGTACATGAATTTGGTAACTTCTCCACCCATTTCTTCGGGTCTACCTAAACGAATGTATCTTGAAGGAATTACATAGAAACCAGCAAGACCTTGTGACCTATCTTGTTTCCATACTACTTCAAGGAATAAATTACCAGTAGTAATAAATTCGTAGTACATCTTTCGTGAGATGTCATTTAATGTTTCCTTGCTATTAACCTTATAATCGGTTATATAACCCATTCCAACACTATTGTCTACTTTACTTCTTACACACGCATTTTGAATTGGTGATGCGTCATTTAACAAATACAATTCATTTACGAATTGATTGTCTTCTCCCCAACGAATGAATACCTCGTTGCGGCTAAATACCTCTCTAAAACTTGTTAGGGTATTTGCACCAAATTTTAATTTTTCTATGTTAATCATCCTTGATATACTTTAAATATTTGACTAGCTGAATTGCCAGTGTATTCTACAATGTCGTTATATGCAGGATTAGTACCAATAACATTGGCCATTCCTTCATATACCACATCGTAGGACTGTAATGGGTTCAAATTTGTTGGTGATGCTTGTTCATAAATCTTCACGAAATACTGACCCGGTATTAGGTGTAAATTAACAGGTGTTGTAGTTCCGGTTGCGATGTATACTTGAGCAGTATTTTCATTAACATTCACCTCAAATAAATCATAACTCGGTTCATACCCAACAGCGCCTGTTGCTGGTAACAAATATGGAATAAACTTCCAATTTTGTTTTGTCAATTTGTGTGTCATAGTCCACAAATAGTACACAGTGCCTGTTAGTTGTTTATTACGACTACAGGTTGCGATTACATTGTTTAATTGAGCTTGATTTATTGATATCATTTTTAAATTATAAATTTTTTGATTTTATATAATTTTCTAATTCAGCCATGGCAATCAACTTAATATCTTCAATTGATTGTTGTTTAGGACCTATAACTTTATTCAAATCAAATCCCAACATAACAATACGTTCTGCGCATTCTTCAAACGAATCAAATGTTTCTACACTTGGTTGACCTGTTGTCAAATCTTTTCCAGCTTCTAATTCAACGTAATGACAAACATCATTTGAATTGTGAGCGATTATCCATTTCTTCTCTGTATATTGTAAATTAGTCATATCTTTTTAAATTAACAAGTTCCATTATCTGTTATAGTCCAACTTACAGGTGAACCTACCAAGTATGCTCTTGCGGCTGCACCATCACTATATGGTGAACCACCATAGTTTGTACTATTGTATTCTAATGTTGATGCTCCCAATGTAACACTTGATGGTAAATCAGAATTTGCATCAACACCATTAGCCCAACCAATTAATGTTCTTGAGTAGTTTTCACAACTTAGACCACTACCATTCAACATTGCGCTCATGTTAACACTTCCTGTATTTAAAGTCCATGCACCTAAGTCTTGGTTAAATGCTGCGGCGTTTTCAAACATATTGAAGAAATTCACACCACTACTTACATCCCAACTACTTAAATCTTGGTTGAAGATATCAGCGTTTTGGAACATTTGATAGAATTGAGTTACTGATGATGTATCCCATGCACCGATAGGTTGGTTGAATGCATCTGCGGATATAAACATTTCAGACAATGCTGTAACACTTGTAGTTGTCCAACCTGATATACTTGCCGAACCACCGTTATTGAACGCGGTTGCGTTATTAAACATTTGAACCATGCTTGTTGCGGATGATGTATCCCATGCTCCAATATCTTGGTTAAACACAGATGCAAACGCAAATGTAAATTCAAAATTAGTTACATTACTAACATCCCAACTTCCAATTGGTTGGTTGAAATCGTCAGCGAATATGAACATACCGTTCATGTTTGTTACATTCGATGTTGTCCATCCACTAATACTTGCTGAACCACCGTTGTTGAATGCTCCGTTAAATTCAAACATTCTCTGCATTGTGGTTACACCACTAACATTCCATCCTCCGATATCTTGGTTAAATGGACAGTCACCAAACATGAATATTAAACTTGTTGCTGATGACATATCCCATGAACTCAACGGTTGGTTGAATGCTGATTGATAGAACAATACGTTGAATGCACCAACTCCACTTACATCCCACATATCGAGTGGTTGGTTAAATGAACTTGCTTGATAGAATACACTATCCAAACTGTTAACACTAATTGTCCATCCACTTAACGGTTGGTTGAATGTTGATGCTCCTTTGAATAGGTAAGCCATACCACCACCTGTTATGTTTGATGTATCCCAATCAGCAATACTTGGTGAACCACCATTGTTAAATGTTGTATTACCATGGAACATAAATTCAATATTCGAAGCACTTGACATATCCCATGAACCTAAGTTTTGGTCAAAGTTCATATCTCTAAACATTGAGTTAAACAATTGAATATTTGAAGTATCCCAACTACTAATTGAACTATTGTATACCAACGATGAACATTCTCTGAACATATTTCTTGCATCAGTAACACCACTTAATATTGGGTAATCTGTTGCTGAAATATCTAAGTTATTACATCCATAGAATGCACCTTCCATATTGTTCCATAATACTTCACCCCATTGACTTATATCTGTAATTTTTGACCTATCACCACCATTGTTAAAGTAGATACGAGGGAACGTACCTGATATTTTAATTGTATATATACCAGGAGATGTGTATGTATTAGTTGCACCTGTTAAAGTTGAACCTGAAATACTTTCAACTCCATCGCCCCAATCAATTGTAAAATCATAACTTTCACCACTTACCAATGGTAAAACAAATGTATCATTTGCACTACCTGAGTTATTTGTATCAATTTCAAATATGAAAGGACATGGTCCACTTTGAGTATCACCTGCAATTGTCCATGATGCTGTTGTGTCTAAATAATCTCTTGCATCAACTGCGTTGGTATAAGTACCAACTACATAATCAATACAATCATAATCCAGATTAGCTGCTCCAAGAGTTGTACCTGATGGTAAATTACCATTTGCACTTACAGAGTTAGCCCATCCAATTAATGTTCTTGAATAATTTTCCACAGACATGCCACAACTATCTAACATACTATTCATAGTAACACCCGCAGTTCTTAAACTCCAAGCACCGATATTTTGATTAAAATTAGTTGCTCCATTAAACATATTAGTCATATTTTGTACATTACTAGTATTCCATGAACTAATATTTTGGTTGAATGATGTTGCATTTTCAAACATAAGAGACATATTTGTTACACCACTAACATTCCATGAACCAATATTCTGGTTAAATGATGTTGCTCCATTAAACATAGAACCACTCTGTGTAACGGCACTAAGATTCCAACTACCAATATTTTGGTTGAATGATGTTGCACCTAAAAACACATTATTCATGTTTGTTACATTCGATGTTGTCCAACCACTAATTGACGAATTATATGTTAATCCTGTACAATCTCTGAACATGGATGCTATACTTGTAACACTTGATAATATTGGTGTATCTGTTGCT